CCTATTGCTCGTCCTGATACGTCTGTACCATTTGCAATTAATAAGTCTCCATCAGAAGGCTGTGCTGCAGCGCTAATCTTTAACGCATTACCAGAACTTCGCCCATAAGTTAATGTTGCTTGTTTGGAATTAAGCTGTGTTTGAATAGCAGAACTTGCTCCTGAAAGATAGCCCATTTCAGTAGCGGATGCCCCATTTATAGTGCCTGTAGTAGTCACAGCTCCATCTTTATCGATTTGCAATCTAGCTGTTGTATTAACATCATCGCCACCAGGATTCGTAAAGAATTTTAGACCAGCTGGGATGTCATTAGCCTCAGCACTTGTTCCATCTACATAACCTCTAATAAGTGCACCAGTAATAATATCGCCATCTTGGTCTTTTCCAACAAACTTTAAGTCGCCTAAAGATAGCCCATTAGTAGTTAAATTAGCTCCAGGGTCTTCTCTGATAAATCGAATTTCACCACCATCATGAGCAGCTGTAGTAGATGTATTGGTAATAAAGAATTGTGGCTTTTCATCATTAGATGTATTTGTAAGTTCAAGGCGGGCATCTGGAGTAGTAGTTCCAATCCCTATCTTACCATCAGCAAGAATGGTCAATCTTGCCGTTCCAGTAACTGCAGACGCGGATGTATCTTGTCCATTATTGCCACCAGTTACAAATTGCATTATTCCAGTATTAACTCCGCTATTAGAGCTACCTTGTGCTTGAATATAACTCGCATTAGCAAGAGAGCTTGTATATATTTCACCAGCAAGTCCTACCATCCCTATATTCATATTAACTAGGGTACCTGTGGCCCCTGCGGCAGAATAATCTTGTTGTAATGCAATAAGAGGATTGTCATTTTCCCCAGAATCATTATTATCAGCTCGTATTAGAAGTCCAACATCTCCAGCACCCTCTAAATGAAGTATCTGCTCCGGCGATGTAGTCCCAATACCAAGTGAGCCTGTTATCGTTACATCACCATATGTATCTGTGCTGCTTTGAGGTACACCATCTCTATTCCAAGTTGCCATATATTATCCTAAAATTCGTGTGGTGTTATTTGACCAGAAGTAATATTTTGTGAACGTACATATTTCTTAGCACGTTTAACCCCTTGGTCATACATTTGAGTGAAATTAGCTGCATTATTCATCTCCATATTACGTGGGTCTAAATAACCATAGGCGATAGCCTTAAATACTATTGCTTCATGAAATTGCGATGGTATATTAGTAAAAGCCGCATCACTTAAAGTATCAGTAAGGTTTGTATCTACAGATATTGCAAACAACCTTAATGTCTTTTCCTCTGATATTGATTTATACTGGCTAATAACTCCATCAGTAGTAGTTGTAGTTCCATCTTTTTCTACAACACCTATTTTCTTATTTTCTGTATACCAGAATCTTTCCTTATCAACAGCCATTACGACTCCGTTCCTGTAGTATCATCAATAGGTATATTCCCAGTAAGCCTGGGGATAACTACGTCATTTAAGGTAACTTTTTTAATTTTTAATATATTGTTATCAAGAGCATAATGCCTTTGGTCTATGTCAGTTAGTATAGTCCAAGAGTCCTCTACAACTTCGCTTTCCATGCAAAAGTTATCTTTAGCTCTATTTAAAAGCCTAATAATCTCCTTCATGCCCATATAAGGGTGATGTTGTTGAACTAGCTCTATCATTTCTTGCTTGCTCATTTAAGCTCCTTCTGGTGCCATATTGGCCCCTGCAGCATTTAATGCTGATGCATATAAACCTTGTAATAATTGTGCTTGATTATTAAGCATTTGTAACATCTCTGAATCTTCATCATCTTGCACAGCATCACTAATAAGCTTTACTAAGATGTTAATGCAAGTCTTGTATATAACTGCTTGATATGCGTTTTCAGGAAGTCCTGTTAATTGAGTGCCATCTGTAGATGCAGCACTTAAATCGCGACTAAGATTTGCATCATAACATAATACTTTCACGCCAGTAGCATTAGGAAGAACCTGTATTGTACTTGCACGCTGTGTATCATTAGCTTCATTATTCTCTACAAAATATGCTGGATAATTTGCTTCATTAGTACTAATATGATATAAAGAGTTAGAGTCACTTGCTTTATAGTATTCAGTTGCATCAAGCTCTCTACATATTCTGTCAACACCACTATTAGTACGCTTAACTTGCAATATCCTACGAGGATTAATAGCTGTAAGTGTTGTAGTATGAGTAGCCACAGGAAGCAATACCTCTACAGGCAATGCTGCTGCAACTTCATTGCATGCTGAAGAAAAAGATATATCCCCAGTAGAATTAGAATACTGCAAGCTTCCTGCAGTACCAGAAGTAGAAGCAACATTTAATAACTCATTTACATTATCTGCTATATCTGCCATTACTTCTTACCTTTCTTATCAGTATTCTTTTTACGCCTATTATCAGGCTTACTGCCGGACCAAGGTTGTCCCACCTTATTAGATGTAACAGTCTTACTCACCTGTAAATGTTCCACTATTAGATAAGGTTTGTGCTTCAGCCTTAGTTAATACACTATTATTAGGATAGCTCTGTGAGGCCCCTAAAGCTATGATAGCGGACATTTCTCCTGTAAGTAGGGAGAATGCACCTTTTACAATAATATAGGCTTTATCGTGCGATTCTCGTGGTACACCTAATTTACCTTTAAATGCAGCTTCTTTCCAAGTAGGTGTATAAACTGTAGAACTTTCTACTTCACCATCTTCATCATAGGTATAATTAGTCCATCCTAATTGTGATTGCAACTCAGAGGGTATTGCACTCTCATAGGTTGCTTTATTTAAACATATGTACATTTCATAAGCCATTAGTCTCTATGCCTTGCCTTTCCTGCTTTATAATTTCTTGCTATTTGGGTTGTTGTCAATAGACTGCTATATACATTCAAGTCATCAATCATTCCATCGAAATAATTACCTGTTCCATTCTCTGCTCCAATATACCAACTATCAGTAGAAAGGGAATCACCTGAATCACTTGATATGTCTTGAGTTAATACAGCTGTATCCCCATCAATATAAAGAATAGCATTGGCACTTCTGTCTATATTATGATGAGCATAATGCCATTCATTATCATCATAAGCAGCTGATGTATATACTGCAGTAGCTCCAAATGGTCTAGAGCGTATTTTTCCATTACCAGCATCCATTGTCAATCCTACGCCACCAGCATGACCTATAGTTTGAACCCCTGCCATATACATGCCTTGTCCATCTTGAATCTTAAACCAGAACCCATAACTAAAATCATTAGTTCCGAATGTATGATTAATTGGGACTTTAATATAATTACCAATACCAGATAAGTTTAAACCAACTCTATTTCTAGTCATCAAGAACCCTTGAGTATCTCTACCATTGTTTCCTTCAGGTAAAGTTAAATATTCTGATACGCTTGTTGCAGTACCATTATTACTATTAGTAGATAGGTCTGTCCAAGTAGTTGCCCCTTGATTTCTCCAATATCCTGATAGATTAGCCACACTTGAATGTAATGTAGCATCTAATGCTTCGCCATCATTGTACAGTTCTTGGACTTTAGCAAGAGTAAAAGCATCATTAAATACGGCAACCTCAGTTATAGCCCCTTCAAAAAATCCTCCACTTCCTCTTTTCCCTATATAGCCACTTTGCGTCCCACCCCAACCTGCAGCAGTATCTCCTGCACCTGATTGTAAAACTCCATTCACATATAGAGCAAGGCTATTGGCACTAGCATCCCATACGCCGACTATATGATACCATTCCCCTGTAGAAATAGTTGATGTTACCCCAGCTGCACGACCTGTACCAGCATCTTTTACAGATAGTTGGAGTTCATTATCATCAAATATATTAAGCTGAACAAAATTATTTGTATCATATGCAAACTCTACTATTCGTACCCAAGGAGAAACCTCAATTAAATCATTAGGGAATATATAAGCTGACACTGTTATATCATTACTAGGAATATCATTAAATACAGTTGGTAATGGTATGGTTGCGAAATCAGCAGTTCCATCAAACCATGCCATTTGATTATATGATTGGAATCCAAGTTGTGGTATTGTTGGTTGAGCATCTGCATCTGTCCAGCCTGTAGCAAAGCCTTGCTCTATAATGCTAAAGTCACTAATCCATACCTCATCGCCTGCACTAAGTGATTGCAATGCAAGAAAGCAATTAGTAGCATGCTGAGCTGTAAATGTAGTAGTTACAGTCCCAAAGCTAGTATTGTCATATGACCCTAAATTAGTAGAAGTAGACCCATTATTAATGTATATATTAGTACTATCTCCTGAGGTAACTTTTAGTTGACAAGTAAACTTATATTGTCGCCCTACTACAAAAGCACTAGCAAATTCAGTATAACTGCTACTAAAAGTAATTTTTAAACCATTGGTAGATGTACTACCCATGAGAATCTTCAACCTTAATGCATTTTCTTCTTCTGTAATAGAATATGTATTACCTTCATAACCACTCCATGACAAGTCAAGCAACCAAGCCTTGTTAGCAGAATCCATAGTTGGTACGCTACTCCCGTCAGTATGACTCACTAAAAACATTGTTCCAACAGTATTGTCAGGGGCTCCATAATCAGTAAAATCTACTATTTGTCCAACAGTTACTGCATCATACCAAACAGAACTAGCCGATGTATCGGTATACAGATAAATTCTAGTACTAGTATCAGGAGCTATAAATGTATAAGTTTTTAGAGTCCAACTTGCTGCAGTATGCCCTATATCTTCTTCTGCTAGTATATCTCCACCACCATCTGTTTGACCTATTCTTATATGTCCACTCTTACTACCATCCCCTCTAGTATAAAATTGAAGTTGGTATTGCCTGCCTGCGACAGTAGTAACATCTTGACGAATATATGACTGCCCCCCATTATAAGTCATCTTACAGGAGTATGTACCAGCTTGTGGGCTAACATCAGTGTCAGCTTCTATTGTGGAAGAACCACCAAGTGCTGCTGTCCAGTCATCAAATAAATCAGTCACAGTACCAGCTGTATTCCCTGATTCTCCACTCTTTAAAGTTTCGAATCCTCCATTAGCAGCTAATTCGCTGCCAGCTCCTTGGTCAGTTATTGCATACCATTTATTATAGGTCAATGCACCACTTGCTATTTCAGAGCCAGTTCTTAATTCACTTGCAGAACCTACTTCTACTATTGATAAGGATGATAATACACATGTCAAAGTACTTGAAGCATAAAAATAAGTACTAGCAAGACCTGCAGACCTAAGTAAAACATCTGTATAAGTTCCATTAGCTGTTCTTGATGTTCCAAGGTTATCGCCAACGCTTATTCTAAAGCTGCCTGAACCAGAATACCCACTAATTGTATAAGTTACTTTATAATAAGAACCCATATTATAACTTATAGGTGAAAGTTTAGTTTGAGCTCCACTAGAATTATCTGCGTCAAAAACTATGGTTGAGCCATCTACAGTCACTCCAACAGTCGAAGAAAAATCACTTAAATCTGCAAGCTCACTTCCATAATCAGTACTAAGCAAGGCTTCATCATTTGCCCATAGCTGTTCCCCATAGAATTTAGAAGTGCCGTGATTTTTGGCGTTTATGGCTTTGACTGAAACATTATCAAATGTTACATCACAGACTCCACCAGACCCATTCCTCTTAATATAAAACATATCATTTGTAGCTGTAAAATAACCAGTGTAAGTCCCGATATCAGTAGCATCTAGCACATCATAGCCTGCATTTAAGGTGATATGCCCAGAAGTAACATTAGTGACTTCAATTGAATAATAGTATGTTTGTCCAACAATTAAAGAACCGTCTTGCCTTATGTCTATATTTGACCCTGTGCTAATAAGCCTGCATTTCCCATCAGTTATGATAGCATGATTATCTGCAGTATGAGTTTGACCAGACCCCCAGCCTACTAGAGCTACCTCTGAAGACCCATTCCAAGTATCAGAAACAGACGCATCGCTAAAATCTCCATTGGTTAGTGCTTCACTCCCCAATCCTGTATTAGCACCATCCATTAAATTGATTTGCTGACCTCTTGTACTATCGTTCATAAGATACCATAGCTTGAGGTCTGAATAAGTGAGAGAAGTGCTAGGGGTATCTAAAGCTAGTGTTTCAGGATTATTATAATCATATAATGCATCGGAGGCTGTCCATACAGCATTCCAGCATTGAAAGTCTGATAGCCATCCGTCTAGTTGCCAAAGACTCCCGTTTAATGAACCTAGATATCCAGTTGCAGATGTAGAACTTCCCGACCAACCACCTACATTCTGTTCGAAATTGGCTGTAATTGAAACACCATCGACATATACTAAGAAAGCCTTATTTACTGCATCAAAAACTACTACATATCTCTTCCAAGTACTATCACCCATACCAGCAGTAAAGCGTGCTGTGTGCCGTACACTTCCAGCCTTCAACTCAACAACTATATCTCCATCAGTTGCAATGCCTATACCTATCCCAGTACCTCCACCTCCAGCAGCAGCAGAAAAAACTTGCTGAGTAGAAGCTATAGACCCATTTGATTTATGCCAAAACGCAAAAGTTCTATTGTCTTGAGACGAAAGTGCTCCTGAAGTAGTTAACATTGAAATACCAGAATTTATCAAGTCAGATAGAGATATATAATCAGTAACCCCATCAAACTCTAATGCTTGACCTGTATATGCAGTACCATGATTGTTATTCCCAGAGGTATCTAATGCTCTTGGGTGTAAAGGCTTTGAATTTTGTGTTATAGTAGCTGCCATTATGAGAGTGTCCCATGATTTCCACCATGTAAATCTTTAGCATTTACACTAAGATTCCACCATGATACTAAATTTGCTTTTTCTGAGGTGTTTAAGCCTCCATATTTTTTATACATAATAGATTTGACTTGAGCTGTAGTTAAAGCTGATGTCCACATACCCACATTGCAGATATTTCCTTTCCATTCCTCAAGCAAGCCTGAACTAATACCTATTTTAAAAGAAACGCTTGCTGCAGTCAAAATATCTTGAGACTCGGTTTCAGTTTTAACCTGCACCCCATCTATATAAAAAGAAGACTTAACTCCTGTCCCTCCGTTAACCCAAACAAAATGAAACCAATCACCCGCAGTAAGAGTTACATTGTGTGCAATACTATTATATCCCCCTGTTTTTGATTGGAATAATATAATTCGTGGAGTCCCACCACTATCCTCATATTTACATAGGTATCCACTTGTACCTGCACCAACCCCACGACTAAAGAATGTTAATTTCCCATCAGTTGCAATATCGTGTCCACTCTCTATTCTATACCACCCTGAAATAGTAAAAGCTCCTGATGTTACATCATCCATACCTGTCCCACAAGCTACATGCTGGTCACTAGCACCACTGAGGCTTACTGACCCATCACTTATGGGTACAACTTCTCTATTGCCAAAATCTGATTTTAATACCAAACCCCCAGTGGCTACACCGGGGTATATCTTCTTTAATCCAGTCTTTTGAAGCTTATTGCCTAAACCTAGCATATATTAACCTAAGTAAGCTATACAAGCGCCACCATCTAATTTTAATCCAGTATATCTACCATACAGAGTCATACCTGCAGGAAATACATTACTATCATCAGCTTCTACTCCACCACTACCTTGTAAGCTTGTTTCTGACCCAGCTGACTCATCATGCGCAGCAGCATCAGTATTAAACCATTTATTCGCATCTTCTGATACTAAGCCATTAGTTGCATTAAATGTGCAGTCTTCTAGCATTGTAACAGCTACAAACACCATTCCATCAGGAGGTGCAATTGCAGAAGCTGTATCAAGCAAGATACTTCCAGATTGACCTAAAGCTGCTCCAGGCCTAATAGGCCCTTGATTGACTTGCGTTTGTTCTACACCTACGTGAGTTATTTTTAAATCACTCATAATTTCCTCAATTTATAGGCTAAGGGGCCCGAAGGCCCCGTTGCCATTTTGTTTACTATGAAGGGTCCGCCCCAACACCATTGGTTTTGGTTAAGGTATTTTGTACCGGTAAATTCCACCATACATCATACACAACATTTGCAGTAGAACCACCACTGCCATCTTGTGAAAAGCGAATATACTCATAACCCATAGGAGGTAAAGTTACAGTAATAGGCGCTGGTACACCATCAGCACTTGTATCGTCATCTTCATCAAAGACAACTAAATCATTTACTGTTACTTCCTCAGTATGAGTTAAGCTGGTAAAATCTAAACCACCATTGGTATTTGCTGCTGGAACCTGCTTAGTGGAACCTTGAACGTCAATAGTTACTGTTATGTCTTCTGTATGCGCTGACGCAATAGTAGCCATAACCATAGCTCCTTTAGGCACTTTCAACCAGCTAGTAAAAACTTCGGTTGTACCACTTAGAGCTAGAGTTTCAGTATTATTAACATTCCTTCCTTCATTGCTTTCTGTCCAAGCCATTCTATACCCCCTTAACTAAATTTCAAGATAGCGTGAGTTTCAGGAAGAGATATTTCTAGACCACCCTCAGTAATGATTTGGTCTTTTCTTCCATCAACGTCGTTGCCTTGAACGTTTGTTTCGATAAAGGTATCACGAGAAATGCCATTACCAACCAATGGTCGATAAGCAACATTGCCCATGTCAACAGCTACAGCATAGTCTTCCCAAGGTCCACGCAATAGAGGCTCAGCTACAAAATGTAGATTACCAAATATTGTGTTTACTACAGTCACTGTATGACCAAAAGCACCAGGGATGCTATTGATATCAAGGTTGTACTGTGAAGAACCTACTGTATTGTTCATGAATGAACCTGCACCAAGCTTGTTCAAGTAAGTAATTACTTTACGTGAAGCTAATACAAGTTTATTCCCTGAATTGCCAGACTCAGGTGCAAAGAAATCTTCCATTGCATCTAAGAAAGCATCATAGCCAGATGAAGCGTATGAAAAGTTATAAACTTTACCATTTGATTCAGTGTAAGGTACAATACCATGAGTATAGCGCAATGTAGTATCAGTTGTTGCTGTAGCGCTACCTGCACTACCAACACCAAATAACATAGCTTGCTCTAAGTCCATCTTGTGTTCCATGAGCTTTTCTTGCCATACACGCTTATACTCATCAGCAATACCACGATAGCGAGTTGCCATTGCAGTACCAGAAAAGATATTACATGCTGTTTTGAAAATCTGGCAATACCCTTCATTGTCGGATAGTGAATCTTCCCATCCTCCAGGTGCATTACTACCCTCTGCAAATGCTGAGCCAATTACTTGACCTTTAGCACCATCTGCAAAAGCTGTTGAAGCGGTAAATAGTGGTACAAAAACCATTTCTACATGTCCAGTACCTGCAGTTACAGCAGGGACAGTACCAACTTTAAAGTTTCGTACTACACCACCAGTGTCTTCAATAGCTACTACTTGACCTTCAATAAAAAATAGTGGTCGCTGACCAGCTACGATTTTACCATTAGCATCATAACCGCAATCTACTTTAATTGTATTAGTAGTCGCATCTCCATCCATCATAGTAGTCGCATCATGCGCTGTATATGTTTGGGCATTAGAAGCGTCTGCTAAATCAAAATTACGTCGCTGCCATTGATGACGTTGCTCTAAAAACTTAAAAACTGGGTCGTCAGTTGCTTTTTTCGCTACTTTAGATAAGTAAACGAAGAAAGGCGATTGTTGAGGAGCCAGTTCTGCTACTCTTTCTCCGAAGTTAAATATTCTTCGGTTATTGTCCATATCGACACCGGAAGCTCCAGAGCCTATTAGACTTGATACATCTGCCATTTTCTTCTCCTAAGAAGTTATTAACCCCAAGGATTCTTGGAGTTAAATGAATTAATTAAATCATCCATAACCTGGTCTCCTTCAGGACGTGAATCTTGCCCAGTTTCACCAGTCACTACACCCATAGGTGAAGGGATTGATTGAGCATTCTGCATTTGGGTAAACGTTGGGCTAGGTCCAGCATTAACTGCTGCAGCTTGCGCAGGTTGACCTTTTTGCATCCTATAAAGGTTTACAAGGTTATCCATTGTTATAGACTCTGGCTTACTCATGGTGGTTATGAACTCACGCGCATCTGCATCATTAAATCCATAATGGCCAGTAACATGCTCATATACTTCTTGAGACTGTCTGTTATTGTCCATTTGAATTTGTTGACGCTTCTGTGCTTCTTGACGCTGCTTATCTTGACCGTCTAAACGCTCTTGTAAAACAGCTACTTCATACTGACCTTTAAGTTCAGAATACTGAACCATGTCATCTCTCCATGACTCTACTTCGTCTAAATATCGAGCACTCTCTGATTGAGGGTCGCTGTAAGCTTCATCTCTAGAGAATGTTCTTGGTTTCTCAGGCTTAGCTGGGGCTGGTGGAAATTCTTGAACTTCTGGTTGAGTCTGCTGCGCTGGTACTTCAGGCGTCGCTTGAGGTGGAGCTTTCGCTGTCTCTAGCTGTTGCTGTAGAACTTTAAGTTCATTTTCCCGTCTGGCTGCTTGTGACTGCCAATATTCAAATCTACGCTCATCATTCTTGGCCTCATAAACCTCGTTTGTTTGAGCTGCTTCCGCTGGTACTTCAGGTGTTCCTTCTACAGGAGTTTCAGTGCCAGTTACCTCTGCAGGGCTTGAGAAAGCCTCTGTAACGGTAAGACTATTATCTAAGGAGCCTTCTGCAGCAGGCGCTCCAAATGCTTTTGCTTCAACATCTGCTAGCGTATTCGCTGTTTGGGGGGTATCCTGATTCATTTCTTCCATTGTTTACTTTTCCTTACTATTCACTGCCCGTATCGCCTTTGGGGGTAAGTGACATTTCTTTCAAGCGAGACGATATATCACGCTTTTCATTGGCGAGTGTGTCATCAAGACGTTTACCAAACAATGTGCCAGCAGCTTTCGCTTTATTGCTAACTCCATCCAAGTCTGATTTAAACTTCTCGACTTCCACTTTTTTACGAAGGCTAACAGCTTCTCTATCGCGAGTTTGTAAATCGCCTTTAAGCCCTTTAACCTCTTCCTGAGCCTGTTCAAGTGCAGCTTGCAATTGAGCAATCTCATCCTGACGTTGCATAACTCCTTCGATATCAAAGACTTCAGTTTTCTTAAGAACTTCAACTCTGTCAATGAGACCTTTTTGATATGCGTCCATGTAAAATTCTAATTCAGCGTATCTATTAGTAGGTAATGTACTTCCTGATATATATACTACATCATACATCCCTACAGTAATATCGTTAAATACTTCAATTTCACCCGTTTTATCATCAACAAGCCTTTTGTTGACAACATAGTCAGATAGTGAATTGTTTGGCTGAACCACTCTAAATACCTTTTCACCAGTAAATAGCTGTTGCATCATAGGTATAGCAACCTGGGCAACACGAGTAAGTGCTGCTTCAATGTCTGCTAGCTTTGATTTAATCTTTCTTTGTCCAAATTCATCTAATGATATAGTAGCTTTATACGTTTGAGGGGCTACTGCAGAATTACCCATCATCATTTCATACAATCCTAACTGATGGTCTATATCATTCTTAGCAGTCTGCTCATTACTATATAATTCATTAGGTAGAGGGCTAGGTTGAACGGTAACTGGGGCGCCATCTGTAGGGTCAAACGGTATTGCAACCCCTGGCTGTGCCCATTTTTCTTCAAATTCAGTCATATCAACTGAGCCTTCTGGAACAAGTATCTTAGTATTAGTACTTGTTGTAGCGTGTGCTATAATTAAAGAGCGAGTCTTGTTAATATACTCCTGCATTCCCTTAACCATGCGTACGTCTGAGGTAGGATATGGAGTACGTGTATGCATATTAACTGCGGGTACTATAGGATATTTATCCGTAGGTAGAATACGAGAATACAGATAAGCATCTCCCATCATTGCACACATCTTTACTCGCTCAACTGTAATTTTTACTACTTGAATTACTTTTTGCTCGATTAAGTCTGCAAAAGTAACTTGCTCAATAGGTATTTCGGGCATAGGTGTTTCAAGGGCAGTATTAGGGTCACCACCTTGTTCTACTAGCTGAGCTACAGCCTGAGCTTGTTGTTGCTGAAACTGTTGTTGCATTTGCATTATTAACTGCTGAACTTGCTCTTCGTCTGTTAAAATCTGCTCACCATTAATAACCCATGCTGGTTGGGCTAAGTATCGTTCCCACTCTGCTTCATCTAAAAGCTTTTCATCGCCACTAAATTGCTCGAATACTCTCCGTTTAGGTACTCGTATTTTAAAATATCTTTCATAACCACGTATATAGTCTTGTTCGCTTACTTGCCCAACATCTTCAGGAAATTGCGCAGCATAGTCATTAGTTGCCCTGCCAGTTTCTGGTGAGTTAAAATCAATGTCAGAATTTGCGTTTTCAATAGCATCTTTATACATTGGGTATAAACGCTCAGCTTGAGCTTTAGTAAATAATCTCGAAACGATGATATTTTCGGCATCATCAAATAATCTATCTCTTGAATTAGGGTCTATATAAACATCCATTGGGTCAATATCTTTAATTTTGACCTCACCTTTGCCCATATCAGCTAATGGGTCTTGATAAACCTGAATAAGTCCCATGCCTGCAACATAGTAATCATCTACCATTGTACGCACTACAGTCCTGCCATCAGAAATATCATACATATATGAAAGTAGCGCAGACATTACTTGCGCCACTCTATTATCAGAATCTTCTCTAGGTGCCACCCTAAAAGATGGACGATTAGCCGTTATCATAGACTTAGCTGCTTCTACAGCTGGATGTATACGATTAACAACTACTGGAGCTTGCCCTCTAGACTTTAAAACCTCTTCTTGTTCTCTAGTCCACTGTCTGCCTAGGCGGAACTCACGGTCTTCTTTAACATGTTTAGCCCATGTATCACGCTTTGTCGAATAGCGCCGATACAGGTCCTGAGTTTCATCTACTAGCTTTTTAGGGTCTTTACCTTGAATATTAGATTCTGCCATAGCCATAATTTACGACTTAAAGTACCATCCAATCAAGAACTTTTTTCGCTTTTCTACCTTTTTCTTGGTTTTCGTCAAATTCTGCGTGTCTACAAGGCTTTGCACCGTCTAAAGCTATGTATGTTGCATCCATTACATCGTCATGCTGACCTTTGGGATAAGATAAGAACTCTTTTTCCCCTTCTATGTCTTCCGGCCTGAAGAAAAACTGTCCTCTAGCAAACATAGGGACCAACGATAGAAGTCGTTCCGACTTCCTGTTCCTCGGTTTAACCCCTCGCTCGAGCCCAGGTATGTATAAACTTTCTTCTTGCATGAGCTGCCTAACTGCTGTTCTAAGAGCCTCTTGATAACCCACCGTTTCAATTTTCATCCTCCTTGGCCTATATTTCTTGTAAACGTCTATAATTGCTTGAGGTTGCCTATCTGGAGTAATTTTATCTCTATATAGGTCTATAATATACTTATTATTTTCATGGTCTATGCCAATCGTAGCTATAACAAAGAAGTCAGCTCGTGCTGATAGTGAAGACGCTGGGTCTACCCCTGAATACACTTCAACAGGGATAACTTTACGTTCCTCCCCTGTATCCTTAACCATACAGCCTTGACCATCTATAATCTCATAATCAAGGTGATGCCTCTTAATCCAATCAGGCTTAAAAGGTGCAGTCTCAGGGTCCTGAGCTATATTCATATACTCTTGGAAGAAACCATTAAGGTTACCTACAGAAGAGTACTCTTCCTTTATTTCATCTATCCGTGACATAGGAAATCGTTCAGGCCATAATAACTTACCCTCACCATCACCCATAATAGAATACCATAATACCAACCACGCGGAGGACTCCTTTACCCAATACAAAAAACAGTCTTCAGAGATAACTGTGCCAATCATCACAATTTTACCTTCATCAGATAAAGATGGTATAACTGCTTCTGTCATCCACTTTCTATTCTTCATACGGGCTTCAGGAGTAAAAGCATTTAGTTCAGACTCAAAGTCGTCTACAATTATCAGATTAGGCCTAGTATCACCTTCAATAAACCCCCGTACACGTTGCCCAGTACCAACTGCGACGATTCTCGTACCATTAGCAAGTACTACATCTGTGTTGGTCCAACGTCTCGCAGTATTAAAGCTCATATCTCCGAACAACTCTTTAAACTGTGTAGAATTATTCAAATGATATTTAATACGACTAAGGAAGTTAATTGACTGCGCTTGAGACTCTGATATAATTACAATAAATAAGTCTTCATCGCTCCGCTTGAATGCGGCTTTCCATAATGGAAATATAAGCGATGTTGTTGTTGATTTTGCAGTTCCACGAGGGGCAGCAATAGCTACCCTTCGCTCTGCAGGATTACCAAGAGCTTGATACACTTCTCTGTGGAAAGGAGGAATCTCCTTATTTAGTGCGGTAGGAAAGCAGGTTCGACCAAAGAGAGCCATATTCCTATACAGCTTCTCAAAGACCTTCTTTCTGCTATACTCTTCTTCGTAATCCACTATTCTTCTTTATACTTTACTTCACCTGTATCATCATTAAAGGTTGTTCTAGTGGCAACAAGACGCTGCTCTTCTTCGACTATCTCATCTAAGAGCTTAGTCGAGGATGAAGCCTCCAACCTATCGGTTGTTTTAATAAGATGCTTATCCTTCATACCGTGCATGTCTTGTAAGTTATCTACAGCTCTTAAAAGATTAGTTATATCCTTTTTATCAGTAGCTAAAGCAATAGTCTTCTCTAAAAGCTCTAAGGTATACTTTTCTGTTAACCCATGCTCTAACAATAAGCCTTGCAATTCATCTCTTACCATACTCTTAAATACCTCTGATTTCATTGTGCGCTTCCATTTTCTGCGCTCACTATCTGTAACAGCTCCCATAGCCCACTCTATAGCCAAGTCATAATCTGGCTTAAGAGCGAACATAGTCGCCAAGTTCTTCATTTTGTCCTGACCTGATTGAACTTCAATATAACTTTTTCCACTAAACGTGACATTGGTCTTACGACCCTTAACATTAAGCTTCTTACTACTATACTTAGGATTAAAAAAAGTGTAACCCCAAGGAAAACGCAAGTAAGTGTTAGGAATATCATGATTGCTAGGATACTCTCTCCTAGAGATGACCATAGCAACGTATTTGTCATCAGAGAGTGCATACTGCTTTGCATCAGCTTCTTTCCAATAAACATACTCTATACCTTCCTTAATAGCCTCATCTTCTCTATATATCTTATAAGTAGTAGGCTCTTCATCACCTTTATGATGTATATTTATAGTATACAAGTGTTATTTTTTCTTTTTCTTTCTAGGCATTGTTTTCTTTTTAGGTGGCCTGCCAACCTTTTTCCCATATGTTCCTTTACCGTACGGCATATTTAATCTCCTTTTGTTTGCTTAATCCCAATCTTCATCATCAAAACGCCAGTCATCAAGATATCCAGAATTTTCATTAAGTATATAGTGTATTACAAACACTAACACAAATCCTAAAATAAAATATCCTATCATCCTTTAAAATGCTCCATACTATGGTCAAAAGACTTCATATGACCCTCTCTATGGCTTGCATCCCCTGCCCAGTGGTAGTCTGCCCACCATTCTCTAAGGTTTTCTATAGTTAAACCCTTAAAGCTTGCTTTGGGGTGATACCTAACATTACCTAAAAACATCATCTTTTGGGCTTCTTCAGCTAATTTAGAAGCATCTACACCATCAACACCTACATTAGCCCATGACGGGATATCAACTTCATGCTTAACAAACCACCTAAGTAGCCTATTCATAGCTGTTTCACCACCTTGCTTAATTCCTACTTCAAATTGAAAGAGGCCCCTACCAGGACCTCCACCTATTTGCTTACAATCTACAACACTTCTTGATTCATGCCATGCTATTCTATTCATAACACCTTCTAAGAAGTCCTCAGACCGTCCATATCGTTCACCAATATGCTTTAATACATATTCATATAAGTTATTCATTACGTTCCTTAATATAGTTATCACATAACGACGCTATCTACGTCGTAAAAGCTATAAGTACTCATAAAATGCTTGTTATTGGTTAATTAGGCTTCAAGCGGCTTTATGTGCCTAATTATGTCGCCATACAGTGCTCCAAATTTACAACTAAAAGTACACCTTTGTCAAGCCTTTTCTTTTTTAGCTACAAAAAAATTATGGAAACCTGCCCGTATTAACCTTATCAAGGGTTTAATGGACAACTAGGAAAGGTTGAAAAAGTCATTTCTAAAAAATTGCTGTAGAATGTGGTTACGTGGTATACCAACCACCGCACCCCGTTGAAATAAGGGTGCACGGGGGGCCGATTCCGTTGAAAACTGACGTTGAGTCAGTTCTCCTGACGTCGCTACGTTCAACGCAAGTACTGTCGACCTCCCTACCCTTATAGGGCGCTAACGGGGCGTGGTGATGGTCACTCGGTGACAGAGTCACCGTCGCTCTCCCCTGCTAACTCTCCGAGTTTCATCATTAAAGATGAATCCGTAACCTTATAATATAAATAGAGAAAGGACATATATTATGTTCACTAAAATACTAAAATGCCTTATTTCAGTTTCCACCTCCGGTAAGCATACTGATGTAATCTTTAATAAAGATAACCCTGATAAACCTACAGGAAAAGGTTTAAGAGTAAATATCGCTACTGGCACACCTATGCCAGCAAGTCTTGAATCAGACTTGGCCTCAATCGGCTGGACCGCTATTTACAACCAGTTCCCTACGGTTTATAATGGCAAGATGCAAGAAGCATCAATAGTCATCGGGCCAGAGGCCTGCTTTGGTAGGGCGTCAAGCGATTCTACCGAACTCGATATTGCTGATTATGGCATCCTGTCATAACTTGTAGTATAACAAGTGTCTCCCTTTATGGGAGGCATTTGTTTTTTATTATGAACCTTTCCAACAACCGTGATGTGCGTGTATTATACTATTTTACCACACATAAAGCAATAAAGGAGATGCCTATGGCAAACAAATTAACCGCTCATAATAGAGCAAAGAAGCGCTTCAGAATGATATGTAATCGTACGTCTGGAGTATTTATGTTTAACGCTGTATCCATTACAGATGCCAAGCAACAAGGCATGAAACATTTTAATGGACCAGTATCATTTGGAGGTATTGTTGTGAACGATTGAATAATCATAATGGGGTTTTACGCAGTTTACCTTGACATCCAAAAACTGCACAAATTTAGAGTCATATGTCAATAGTACACGAAAATGCAACAGGTATTTAATACTCCGTGAATTGTATGGTTATTAAATTTTATCAAGTCTACTACATAGGTCGCACCTATTGAACGCTTGGACACTATTGACATCATTATTATAATACGACACAACAATTATACCAAGGTTACCGTGTCGTTACAGAGGTTTACACCATACCTCTTCTAAGTCAAGGCTATAGAAATTACAATCCAGTAGTTTCTCCTGACTACGTTTATAAGGTGTAGTAGGCATGCATGAAGCCTAAATTCATGTGTTTAATAAGAGGTAGGTCTTTTTCTTTTTCTTACCCTGCCTCTTAAATTTAAGTAAAGTACTAGTCGTAACCCGACTTGGTAATTAGTGAACTACTCACCATGGCTTGCAAGCGTGAGATTACCATAGGGAGATAGCTATGTCTCCCTTTAAATTCAACAACAAAGGAGTAATATGAAGTATCTTGTAGAAGTATTAATAGAAATAATGCCATTATTATGGCTATTGTTTACAATTATTCACTTTATAATGGGACATAACGCTCTTCCAATGTTATGTTTTACCTTATTTCAATTCCTCACAGTATATGTGTTACTATGGTCTAAAGAAAAATGACCAAGTGTCCATATCACTTCAAACATCAACTCGTAAACTGGGTAACGAATCATCGTGGGTTTACGAAGGCGCAAGCCAATAGACTAACCAAACGGCAACTTTACGCTATTTGGTACAAGTCATAATTAAAAAGAGAGTAGAGAGCTGTAACCGTGAGGCCAGCCGAGGCATTCCTTATTTGACCTATTTGATACTCTCTTTTTATTATATTTAGTCACAGAATCAAGTGATATTCCTTTCTAAATAAATAACTAATAATGCAAGGTATGGTGTTTGCATGATACTGATTGAATCTTAACGATTCCTTGTCATGAACGAAATCCTACTAAGACAGCTAGCGCACCTTGCATTATTTTAAATGTATCAATTTTCGACAACTAATCAAATCTAATGACTTTGTCAGTCAGGAGTATTTTGCGGTACTATGTTACTAAACCGTATTAGATTTATATTTTCTTACTTAAGGAGAAATACAACATGGCAATAGAAACAACTATCACAAGAATCACTATTAAACTAATGAATGGTGGTCTTAATTTTGTAGATACTGAAACAACAGCAACAACCGTAGGTGAATTGCGTGAAGAATTGGGTTTAACCGGTTCTATAGCAGTCGGTGAGGTAATTGCAGTTGACAGTACACCTCTAACAGAAGATGCGATGGTTTCGCACGTTTCTGAAGGAGTAAAAGGCGGTAAGTAAATCGCTTTTGGAGTAGAATAAGAAATCTTTGCGATTAGTTACGCGCAACCCAGAGTCCATGAAATAACACGTCTATTAATCCTTTTTGGATACTCATATAGTCCGCTGATTACTCACGTACCAAGAGGTCCCGCAACAACTCCCTCCATCCGTCTTATTCTGCAGTTTTGAAACGCTATTAGGGGATTCTTCCACATCATTACCCGAGGGTCCCTGCCTGGTCCGTCCCCTTTTAGCAAATTTGGAGATTACAATGCAAGAAACATTGGAATTAAAAGAAAAACATAGCACAATAGAAGCGCCTCCTATCGCTGTGCATATGCTTGGACTAACAGGTCCATTTTTAGAAAAGCTTGACGAATTTAACTCAAAGTATCAAACTGATATCAAGGTTATTAAATCAGGTAGATGGGAGCAAGGTAGTTATGCAAAATTTAAAGAACTATCTAGACGTGTTGCACAACCTAGGCTAGAATCAGCTAGAACAATAAAAGCTGTATTTAGCTCTGAAAGATATGAGCTGAATGGAGTATTAGCTAGAGCATTACAATTAGATGGTCAGTTAAAAGAGATTAGAAAACAAGGTATTAAATTCTTTCAATCTGAAGATGTAGAAGGTCAACTGGCATTAGATACACTGGTAAATAACTTAAATCAATCTGTATTAGCCAATGATGATATTAAAGTAGAGATATCTCAAATTCCATGGTTTAATAAGGGTTGGAATTATGCTGAAAATTTACCAGCAGGTACACCAGCATTACCTCATATGGATAGAAATGGTAATGTAGAACGTATTACTAATTCTAGCTTAAATATTAAAAGTGTTAATTTAGTCGATGACCCAAGCAAATGGTTTATAAATATTGCAGTTCCTATTAAGGATATAGTAGTAGATATAACTAATAGCAGAGGGGATACAACTTATTCCTATGAATATGGCGATTTATTGGTAACTCAAAGCATTAGCATTCGAGATGCAATTACTATATCTAGAAGAGTTGCTAATGGTGATATAAATATTGCTTATAATCAACATTTTGCTGGATTAACATATGAATGGCCTAAATATCAAGCATTAAGGCACCCATTTGTAACAGGTAATCCTACTGCATCAATAAGAAGACGTGCTAGTGAATATGGTACAGGTAATACATGCTTTGGAACATTTGAAGAGAGAATCTTATCTTTATTTGCATCTGGCAATATAATACCTGCTATACCACTTCTTAGAAGATGGTCATCATACTATCCAAAAAATGATATCAATCCATTAAACAGATATTATAAGAGTGTATTTGGCAAGCCTTTACAGGTTAATGATAATGATTGGCATGGAAGCACTAGCTTATGTAGTATGCAAGTTGAAGACTATAATGATATTACTAAAGAAGATTTCATAGAAACATTCTGCAGTAATTGCCAACTTATCAAAGACTGTAATATATATCTAGGATGGACAGAAGAGCCAACGGTTCTTTCATTTTCAGATGATGATGAAAAACATGCATGGGACCATTTCGTTATGGAAAAATGGCTAGAATACTCAAATATCAACTTCAGTAGGTTCGAGGATATGGAAGATTTTGAAGAATATCTAAATAGACTTTATGTCCAAGCTGCTAACAAGGTTAAAAGAAACCTTAATAGAGATTTATTAGATATATTTGGTGTAGAGGGTATGGGTAATAGCTTTGCATCTGACTCAGAGTTTTCTAAGATATTTATAGACATTATGGACCTAAAAGAATATAATGCGAGTATCTTTATAAAGCACTTCAAGTTATGTGAAGAGATTTATTATAGATATATAAGAGATGATTTAGGTTTAGATTTTGACTTAACATCTATTCAAATCATTCGGGTGAATCATATTGCTCGTCAAAGAGCTGGTAGAACACCAGAGAATGAAATAAGTACTTTTGCAAACAGGTTATAAGGAGAAACATGACTAAAAAAGAAGCAAATAAAGATACTAAATTCTGGATACATCCCGATGACTTCCAGAAAGTAATAAATTATGCTGCAGCATCATATAATGAGTTTAAATCAGAGATTGCAGGTCAAATGATAGTAGTTCCAGATGAAGAAGGTGATTTTGTACTAAAAACACCTGTAATTATGGAACAAACTGTATCAGGAAGCCTATGCACCCTTGATGAAACTGCATTAGCGCAGTATTATGCAAAAACTGCAATGAAACATGGACCAGATGTACGCTTTTGTTGGTGGCATAGCCATCATACAATGGATGCATTTTGGTCAGGTACTGATAATTCGACTATATTAGATATGCCGTCAAAAGACTGGACTGTTTCATTGGTTGTTAATCTGAAGAAGGAATATAAGCTAAGGATTCAATTCTTTCAGCCATTTCTTCATGAAGAGAATGTTGAACTTAACTTCCTAACAGTAGATGAAGACATTGATGATGCAATATTAGCTGAAGTTAAAGAACAATGCACTAAAAGTGCGTCAACTTTTACATATGCTAAACCTGGAGAACAATCTTACCTCCCATTAGGCGTTAATAATAAAACATATGGATATCATAGAGAAAATGATTATTCAGATGGCTCTTATTATGGCCGATATGGAGGTTATGGTGATATTTCAAGTGGTGTTTATTTCAATAGCTATACTCAAAAGCATGTAAATTTTACATCTATACCTCAAAATGTAAAAAATGAGGCAGATAAGGATTTAATCAAGCTAGTTGATTTATGCGATTCAATGAAAACCTCTAATGACGCACTAGATGCATGGGAAAAGGGTATCAAGCCTCTAAATGCTAAGCTAAAAAAGTATAATGTTGCAGTAAGCACATTTACTGATGGTGTGC